CCTCGAAGGTTTCGCTCTTCCCCTCTCGCCATGCAACACCGACCAGCGGCTTGTTTTCGGCGGCTTCCGCCGTTAGGTTCATAAACATGACGAAAAACATCATCGCCCATGCTATACCGATTATAGGTGTCGGCAGTGCGGTTTTGATTTTCTTGTGCTCCATATTCAATACCTCTCTATAAGCATGATGTGAATCAGAAAATTCTAAGTTCAATATTCACGTTTCTTAAAATATGAGCGCAGAAAATTCATTTCTGCCGACTCATACCGACGGGTTTACTTAACTTACTTTTCGTTTTTAATTTTTTCAAGCAGTGCCCAGCACCCCCGCAGAACATCATCATATGTCTTAGCAAAATTTCCGGTATACCACGGGTCGGCAACATCACGGTTTTCTCCGCAGTATTCCATCAGGCGGTGCACCTTATGCTCTTTATCAGCGCCAATAATATATGGAATATCCTCCATATTCTCCGTATCCATGGCAACGATATAATCCCAATCCGCATACTCGTCACGGGTAAGCTGCCGCGCCCTGCGAGGTTCGAAGGGTATCTCGTGCTTCCTCAGCTCTTCCTTTGTCCCCCGGTGAACATCATGCCCGATTTCCTCAGTAGTAGTCGCAGCCGAAGCGATAACAAACTCATTCTCCAGCCCTTCACGACGCACGAGCTCCTTCATAACAAACTCGCACATAGGCGAACGGCAAATATTGCCGTGGCAAACGAAAAGTATTCTAACCGGTGTCATAATTTGCCTCCTTATGCCTCGAAATGCCCTGTTTTGCAGGCATTCCCAAAGCTTACATTTTTATTCCAGTACGGTATAAATAGCGCAAATCAGTGCAAAAAGCGGCATATTTGTTCCTTCAAAAGTAGTATAAAAGTAGTAAAATCGAGAGTTTTTACTACTCCTTTATTTTAGCATAAGATTTAGGACGTAAACATAATTGCTTTAGACATAAGAAAAGCCACCCTATTCAGAGTAGCTTTTTATTCAATATTTCCTTTCTTTTTCTCTTGTGTTTCCGGCTCATTAGTTTCATCGATTTTCGGCAGTAGGCTAAGAAACAACTGAAAAGCTACTTCCTTCATGTCCGGGTCTATCGATTGCGATTTCTTGGTTGATGAATCCTCCATAATGAATCAGCTCCTTTAACTGAGTTCACTTTATCTACTCTTATTCATTCTTTTTTCTTGAACCTGGAAAGTTCACGAGATTGTCTGCCGGTTTTCCGTCCCTCGCGTACTGAATCAGAAACGGTTCTACTGCGCTTGGCCCGTCAAGAATCCATCCGCTTCGTTCAAATCTCTTCATATCAATAGAGACTACCTTGGACGTTTCATTCCTCTCGCCGTCAAATCCTAAACATTTGTCGTATTGTTTCTTTTCCAAGATAGTCACTTCCTTTCTCTTTTACTTTGAGCATTTATTCACTTCGATTCCATGCTTCATAAGAATCAACCTCCTTTCTCATCTCAATGTATCACTGTTTTCTTTTAGTTCCAACCCCGCATATGACCGTTATTAGAGCTGCCGTAATGAATATGAATGATAATACTTTTTATGGCCATCGTATTGGTTAGATAAATCCCATCTTTTCCCATTTATTATAAAGCTCTTCCTTTGTTGCTTCTAGCTTTCGTGCTTCTTCCGCTGAAGCATATTCAGCCCGGGTTTTATAATCCCAGCTGATATTACGGATAATCTCTTGGATAAGTTGCTCTTCCGTTTCTGAGAGTTCATTGGGTGCTCGCTTTATCCACTCATTTACTTTTCTCACATCATCCATGGGGAGCGTGTTCATAAACTCTTTCACCCTGCTCATCATATAACAACCTCCTCATATATGTGAATTTTATCAATGCCAGAGCATCCATCCGTCAATTAAAAAATTTCTTTACCTTCTTTGTATGCTTTGCGAGCTTCGTTGAGGGACATTTCATTATCGCCATCTTTCATATCAGGATGAGCTGCCTGTGCATAATCATTTGACCATCCGCATTCTTCGCAGATTTCAAAACATCCAACCTTCGTTTTCCCGCAGCATGGGCATGTTTCTTTCATATTATTCCCTCCATTCATCTATTAAACAAGGGTATCGTTCTTTTTGTCCCTCGTTAAACCTCACAAGCATACAGTCTATACTTTCTATACGATTTTTCGTAATATCGGATATTTTTTGCTACTAGCATTAGTCTACTTATTTCGTTTCTTTTTCATGCCTTTCCTTATCCTGCAATCGCCTTACTTCTTGATTTACAATCTCGTCGTATATTGTTTCCTTCTTTCTCAAGTCCTCTGTAGAGGCCGCTTCCCATAAGAGCTCCATAAATCCCTTCTCTTTGTCCATTATTAAACTGCCTCCTTTTGGGGGTAAACGATAACACCTTTTATGACTCTAGTATTGGCAGTTCCGATTGAAAATAATACATATTCATTCATCCTTTCAAGAATCTTCCAATATTGCCTTTATTTCTTCCTCTGTCCAAGAGTCTCCGAATATCTCTCTCAACGTTTCCATGTTTTCCTCGAAAGTATTATTGGGGGAAAATTTCTTTAAACTATATGCTATTGTCTGTTCCAATATAGTCTTTCCGTTTGACATCGTTATGCACCTCCTGTAGGTTGAACGATAGCATTTTTATTTCTGTCGCATTGGCAACTCCGATTGAAGATAATACATACAAATTGGCCCATTTTGTGTAAAGTCTTTTCTATTATAATTATAACATAACACATAAGTTCTAACTATAATTTTCTTCCACTACAATAACCAACTACTTGCTTGACGTAAGATCTTCTCCCATGTTAAATTTATATTGCCGAAGGGGTGGAGCTTGGCATCAAGTGTTGAAACCTAACCATCGGACGAGGGGCGCGGATGCCCGGACAGTCCCTCCTCTAAAGAAGCTTCCTGTGGGAACGGAGTCAGTACCTTGAAAGATTCTTTCAAAGTAGCTGCGGCGTTCCAGTTCCAGGAAGCTTCTTTTATTTATTGCTCATTTTAAACTGTCTTATATCGACCACATTGCTCTGCAGGTCAAGCTCTTCTTTTGCCAAGTTCAGCTTATCCTGCATTTTTTCAATTTCCTTCTCAGCATCTTCAAATTTTACGTGAGTATAAACATTCAAGGTTACGCTGATATCTGTATGTCCCATCAGATACTGGAGTGTCTTAGGACTAACCCCAGACTTAGCCATTTGGGTACAATATGTATGCCTGCAAACATGCGGCGTTATTTTCGGCATTTGAATCTTATAGATGTCATTGTACCGATTAACCATGTGCTTAAATCGATGCTGCCAGTGCATGGCTACTTCCGGCATACCCTTTTTATCAAGAAATAAAAATCCCGAGTATCCGTCAATAATTCGTTCAATCTCCGGTGCTACTCTGTCTTCAACAATATTTTTAAAGCACTTATAAACATCTTCGGTCATGGGAAGTTTACGAACACCAGCTTTGGTTTTGGTTGTTTCTACGTGGTAACACATATCTACCAATCGAACAAGTTGCTTGTCCACATTGATTGTTCTATTCACCAAATCAATATCCTTGAGTGTCAGTCCACAAAACTCAGATATTCTCAATCCTGTATGAAACAGAATATATACTACCTCGTAATATTTGTAGTAGCAATTATCATCTTTTACAAATTTAAGGAATTGTCGCATCTGCGCCGGAGTCACAGCTTCACGCGCAACACTATCGTTAATAAGAACTGCAGCTAATTGGAAATTAAATGGATTCTTCAGTAAAATATCGTCATCTACTGCCATCTGAAATGCTGGTCGCAATACTCCCCGAATTGAGTGAATTGCACTGTAATGCCTTTTGTCTTCCTGTTGCAGTTTTATAAGAAAGAGTTTTGCATCAGAAGTTTTTATATTTCTTATTATCTTATGTCCGAACTCTTCCTTTTCCAAAATCCTCCTCACGGTATTGTATCCCCATTTAGTGGACTGTTTCACGCCTACTTTTGTCTTAACGTATTTTTCAACGAGCTCGCAAACTGTTATTTTGCTGCTCATGTAATCAAGTTCAGCGTTTATATCTTTCCCCAGTTCTACTTCGAGTTCTCTTAAAGACTTACACGCCCGTTTGCCTTTTGGCACCGGGTCAGTTGGTTCAAGGCGCCAACTGTAAACAAAATGCGCCTTGTTCCCTATCATATACTTGAACTGGTATCTTCCATCAGCTCTTATGGATTCGTTATTTCTCAGTATCCTATTTTTCTTATCCCTTCTTCTTATATCAGGCACGTTTATCGCACTTCCTTCGAAATTCAGGATTAGCCGGCAATTCTTTTTTCAGTCTTTCCATCATCTCGGGCAATTCCAAAAACTTTTCAAAATCCTTTCGAACTATGAGTTTTCGGGTTTTATAATACACAATAAACGGCTGCTCCTCTTTTATGAGTCGATAAAACTTCACAGCACTCAGATTATAAAGTTTTATTGTCTCACCCGGATTTAAAAACACTTTCTTTTCCAGCGATGTACACCGCCTCATTTTCAATTCCCTCCTTATGATTTGCGTAGTATATACATCACTCTAACGGCAATAATAATCAACCATTTTCGGCTAGGTATATGCTTATATTGTTTCGGTCAAATTAAGGAATTCTTCAAATTTGCTGCGAATGATAAGATATCTGTTACCATTGCATACCGCAAACCCTCCTACATTTTCCTCTGCCAATCTTCTCATCTTTTTTATTCCTATGTTAAAATAGCTCGCGCCTTCTTTTATTGTAAGCATGTACTTCTCGCTCAAAGGAATCCTTTTCATTGACTCTAAATCTTTCATAGTTACCACTCTCCATAGTTTTTTCTGCAATCACTGGACCGCTCAGTAACTACCGAAAAATTCAACCCCAATTGTAATAGAAAAAAGCTGTCGCACTGCGACAGCTTAATGTGATATTATTCATTATCAGTTGGATATTGTTGAAAAATGGGGCCATTTCATTGTAAGTTAAAGTACAACTATTACTCATTGCACTTTTAATATGATTATTTCTCCTGTTCGAATATAGGTCTTCCTTTTCCTCTTCTCAAATATTTATGCGTCCCTCTTGTTGCAGCCTGCAAATCATATAGTCTAACAGCAGTTCTTATGTTATCTTGCATATCTTTCGATATTTGAATATATCTACATGTTCCGGTTTCTGTAACCAGAAAAACCTGTGGTTTTTCTGCCTCTGCAACAAGCCTGTATCCAGTTATTGCTCCTTCGTCAAGCCGAAGACTAAAACCTATAGTCCAAGCGTTATGTGATGTTTTCTTTTTTCTAGTTTCTTCTGCCAGTGCGTATGTTTTAGGAATATCGAATTCCCAATAACATTTTCCGTCCGTAAATACTACTTTTTTGAACGGAGATTCAGGCTTGTCATCACTCTGATAATGAGGAATTATAACATCTCCAAACAAACCCAACCACGTTTCATCATCTCTTATGTTTGCATAATAAGAAACATACCCATTTTCGCTACGTGGAACATTTAAATCCAAATATATCTCTGGACATCCAAAAACCCAAATATCCGGTCTAGATCTTTCATATCGCAAAGGAGCTATTATATCATTAATTCTTCTATATGCTTCTTCACTAGAAATAGATAGTTCTATCGCATTAGTGTCATCTTCTAGCTTGACTTTATTTTTAACATTAGCGGTATATTCATTTTCAATCACTATATTTTTTACTGTTTCGGTTGAAATGACTTCTTGCCCTTCTTTTTTACCACATCCGAAACATCCTAACAATGCAATTACAACAGATACATAACACAAAAAAACAATTTTTGAGTTCACAATAATTTTCAAATCCTCCTGTTCAAACAAACTTTATTTCCCTAGTTACCAAACATGTTAAAACCGAAAATATTTATAACGATATGCTTGAATATTTTCTTTGTTAGTGGAAATTTCACCAATTTCCTCCCAGTTAGAACCTTTATTCGAAAGTATGTTACAACTAGTAATGACGTAATACTGCTCATCACACAAGATAAGTTTACTGTGTGAGCTAAAATACTCCGTCCGGATTTTTCCCCTACCATATTTCCTTTGGAGATCTAATAATATTTCCTCTGCCTCTTCCAAGCGATGGTCCCGTTTTTTGGAGCGCGCCTCCTTATTTTCTATTCCGTATATTATTTTCAGAACAACCCCTCGTCCTATCATTTGTTGAAATCTATCTTCATCAACAATTGAATGGCTAATCCAGGGGCTCATAATATCCAGTTCTTCTTTTGCATCTTCCATAGCTTTTATCAACGTATCATTAAGCTGAGTATTATGTATTAGCTGATTTGATTGAGAATTAGTCTTTTCCCTATCTGCGATAAATTCATCCTGTTGAGCATGAAGTTCTGCTTTTAATCGTTCAATCTCAATATTGCTTTTTTCCAGTGCCGTTTCGGTATTTCTGAGTTCTTTTTTACTGTTAGATAACTCTATATTTTTACGTTGTAATTCCTTCTGGTATTTCTCGACAGCCCGACTTATTCGAGTTTCTTCATCAGCTTTCAATAACTGTAATTCGTTCTCTTTTTGCTCCAACAATTTTTTTAATTGAAACGCCGTCTTTTCAGCAGAACTATCGTTTCGTATTTCCTGTTCTCGCCTTGCATATTCACGCTCAATATTTAAACGTTCACGGTCATACTGTCCTTCTAAATCCCTTCTCAAATTTGTCACACGGCATTGGAATTCCTCTTCCGAAATGCTATGTGAAAGCTGACCTTTCAACTCATTTATTTCCCTATTGAGAATACTGTTCACAGATTCCTTGGCATCTTCTACTGCTTCTGTCAACAGTTGTTGTTGCGTGTAAAAGAATCTGGCCCACATAAAACGGAAAATCATGAAAAAACCAACGAAACCAATCGATAAAATCATCGGCGGCCCTATAACATAAGCAACAATAAGCGTACCGAGTCCAAGAATAACGAATCTGCTATCCGGTTTATCATTATGTTGACTAATTAAATTACTTTCAAAAGCTATAATTACCACAGCACTGGCAGCTCCCCAAATAGTGTCTCCTAAAAAGAAGAGTGTCACAGCTCCTATTATCGCCAAAATCGCACTTATTAGTTCAAACATAAATGGTGTCATTTTGTATAAACCTTCCATGCCTTAATCTCGAGTTGTCCGTTGTAAGAACTCACTTCACCATTGATATAAAGGCTGTTTCGATTAGCTGCACATTCCTCCAATAAAGGCTGTCTTCCCTCGTTATCCTGATTCGTTTTATTAAATAATACTCCTTTAATAACATGCTTAATATTATTAGCATCCTGAATATCAAAAAACACCGTATTTTTCGGCTTTTTTACATTTCCAACTTTGCATACAACCGTTACTGTACGTCCAATCATACTGGAATTAATATCGCGAACATTAAAAATCGTCTCTCCGGATTCTGTGGTTTGGGGTTCCGTCTCTTTTTTGTCAGACATTTTGTTTTTTTGCGTACTAACGGCTGCCTGTGCTATCGGTTGTTGTTCACTCTTTTTAACATCGGTATTTCCAGACAAACTCACCCCACCGCCGAACTTCATAAAACATCCAACACCGATTATCGCGGCTAAAACCACACCCCAAATTGCCATATTATTCTTCATTTTAATCCCCCCAAATATTCTCTTTAAGACCTCTTTTATCAACCAAAAGCCCTATACCCGAGATATCGTATCATTAAATACAGAATATTACAACCATTTCCGACAAAGCGCTTACTTTCATCGCACAAAATATCGCACAAAATATCCAATATATGGAAAAAGCCCTCCGAAGCAGTCTGCAGATCAACTCGAAGGGCCAACTATTATTACTGTTTATGATATATGTTTTCTACGCATAAAGCACACTATTCTTAGTGCCAGTTTTTTATACGTAAAATAAAATACCAATGCCATTGTTATCAGTAATCCCAATCGCGTTATATGCGCGGATTGAGGAAATGACAACAATATTAGCTTTAATGTTTCCGAGTACTCCATCATATATGCCAAAAACAGAATCAATAACGCTCTATCCGTAGTAACGAAAGCTGAATAAACTGATGCGAGTGCAATTATTAAGAACATCGCCCATGAATTCTTTTCTTTACCCATGTTGCCATCCCATTAATATCATTCTACTCAATTATGTGTTCCAAAAGAAACTCGTAAAAAACAATCCACTCAGAGTGATCTTTTAAAATCATTGATTTTCACGCATGATATTCAGAAGGTCTTGAATTCCAATTTCAATAAACTCTGCCGATCTCGCTAAGATTTCTTCTTCAAAAAAATCCATGCCGTCCACCAACTTTTTCGTTTCAGGAATAAGCTGGATTGGACCGCTGGCAGTCAAATCACCATTTCGTATCTCGAACATACACAATAAATGTCCTCCATATTTCCAGCAGTCATCCAACATTGCCTGATTGGCTTCACGCATATACTTTTTCATTTCTTCAATGGCCTTTGTTCCCGCTGAACCTACCCCTTTAATTGGACGGAGTTCAAAATAGTATTTGTCATCCACAAGGGAAAAATACCCTTCTATGTACATATCCTCCCTTATCTTAATAAATCTAATTCTCGGAATCTTAAACCCTTTGGACGTTTCAACTATATCAAATTTCTTATAAAGACGTGGATGATTCTCTTTTAATTATCACTTAACTTATTAATCATACTTTCATATTCCCATTTATCTAACATATCCATTAATTTCACCTCATCATTATTTGCAACAATCATTTACAAAAGCTTTATGCACATCTTCGAAAAATTCTCTCAATCCTTCCTCAGACAAAGAAAACCATGTTGATGCGGAATAATATTTTTTGATTCCCATCAAAATTTCCTTTTTTTCCTCTGGATAATCCTTCATGATAGATTTAAACATTTTTGATATCTCATTTGTCGAAATTACTGCATATAAACTACCATCAACATTTTCGATACCAGCCGTAACATAAAACAGAGCCAATACCTGCCTAATCAAATCATCCTTATTCCTGATATGATTTAGCAAACTCACATAAGTTCCGCATTTCATAGAAGATGGTTTTCTTCCTTCAAAATCTTTACATAAGCCCTCATAAAACTTATAGAACGGATAAACATATTCCTCTCGAGAATCCAGAATAGCTTGGTATTGCTGACTGACATCAAAATCAATCATATTCTGCCCATTAAGCATCATAGGAAAAGTAACTGCAATAGCACCCATCCTTTTATCGTAAATGCTATCATAAAGGTTTTTCACCAAACCTTTACGTCGCCCCTCCTTCATCATATCGTTCATCGTGTTTGCAACATAAGTCCATTGCGCATCGGTCATAGAATCATCAGTTGGCAAAAAAATCACAGTACCATTACAGTCGGGAACGAAAAAGGCCTGTATCGGCATATTTGATGTTACCAAATAATCAAATGACAATACTTGTACTCCTCGAAACAAACCAACATCAAAATTTCTAAAAAATTCACTATCTTGAAGCCTATATTGAATTGCTTGGATTTTTCTAAGTTTGTCCATTTGTACCCCATTCTAAAAATAATTACCCATTATCCCCTATGCAACAACGACAATCAAAATGACCACGCGTAAAACAATAACATTCAAATACTAATTATTCAAGTATTAATTAATTTCTGTCATTTCATAAGTACAAAGTTCTTTTACATATCATTTCTTTCAGAAGCTATTAATAGCCAATACTACAAAAAACGGGCATCAAGGGAAATGCCATAATCCCTCAATGCCCGTCTTATCTATTTTGTGGCACAGAAAACAAACATAAATGCCGCCACCGCATATGCAACATTTCGTTGATTTTCAATACGTTTCTTTGTTCTTCGTTCCTCTTGCTCGTACTCCTGCAATAATCTGTTGGCATTCTCCAATGAGGCTATCTGCTCTGTCATTTCCCTCGACAACCAATCCAACTTCACGCCGAGCATCCTCGAGTTTTTCTCTGACTGTTCCAAGCTCATCTCCGAGATTTTCAGCTTCTCCTGCAAGTTCACGAGTTTCTCTCGCTGCTCGCTGTTCATGGTCGATAGCGTGTTCAAGTTCTCTTCCAACTGCGTCAGCTCCGATTCGCTGATCTCGTACATCTGCTCCTGTGCCGAGGCAGAAGAGCATCCAAGCAGCAATACCGAAAGCAACAGCAATAATAATCCACAAGCAATTCTTCGGGACCGTTTTATTATCACCCACATCCATCACACCTCCCGGCAAATATTACCATCAAATACATGACCGTCAATTTCCAAAGCATCCGTATACTGCCAAAGCAATGCATCTTCCCATTCGCAATCCCCACCCCATTGCGCACACCAGATTGGGGCATCACTTAAAAGACTGGTATCCAGTCGATTCGCCAACCAATCATAGCTGGCGTATACACCGCATTTATATCCACGAATCTCACATACACTTGTAAATGCAATACATATTTCAGTAAGCATTTCAGAGTCTGTCACGCTATAACGTTTTTTGTAACCGTCCGCATCTTCCATATCAAACCAGACTCCCATTTCAAGTTCATCCGTTGTGAGTCCGCAGTCTCTCAGTATATCCACCATAAAATGCGCCTCGGTTTCAGCATCTTCTATGTCCAATGCGTAACTGTAATAGTAAACACCTATCTTCAATCCTGCCTCAAGGGCTCCGTTAACATTGCAGTAAAACTTTCTGTCAAGATGCCGGTTCCCGTAACCAAGACGAATAATGGCAAAATCGACTCCGGCTTCCTTGACAGCTTTCCAGTCTACGCATCCGTTATTTTCGGAAACATCAATACCGAATTTACCCTTCACTTTTTCCAACATCATTAAAGCCTCCCCTTCAATTTTTCAATAAGCCGCGAAAGCGAATCCACGCCTGCATCTGAGAGATTTTCAACTACGGAAAGACATTCCGTCATAGCCATGTAGCTGACCATCAATGTAACCATCCATCCCGGTGCATGAATCGTGACCATCATGACATCAACGAGACAGGCCACAAAAACACATACTGCATAAAGAAGCAATTTACAAAGGCCCTGTTCTTTCATCACACGGCTTTCAATTCTCCCTGCACGTCTCGCGTCCGGTATGTTACAGATGGACCTGAAAAGCGACGGATTATCTGCGCCCTGCTCAATGAGATATTTATAGCTGATTGCAATCCATCGCGTCATGCAGTCAAGAACGACCAACATAGAAAAGCATGCCAAAAGCGTTACATGCTGATACCCTGTTACTGTAAGCACCGCACTGACTGTAGCCTTTGCTCCAAAATTACTTAGGAAATTATGTGCCGACTGCGCCAATACTTCAAAATCTGTATTCATCAGTTCATTCTCCCTTCCATGCATTAATATCTTTTATTCGCATAAGGCGAAAGTTATAACAAGCTTCTGATATCTTTTTAAGTTCCGTATTTTTTGCCTGATATAACCCGATGCCCCATTCGTTTATAAGTGAGACATCTGTTCCTGCCACTGCGATAGAAAGATTGCTTTTTACCGGATGAAACTCTCCCGTACATATAAGTTTTCCTTCCGGGCTATAAACGTTGCCCGTATACGCCCCATCAACAGGATTCAAAAGATTGTTTAATTCTCCTCCGAATGTGTAATAGTAGCCGTCATTCATTGGAACACGAATCGAGTAATCTTCAACAAACTTTTTCAAGCTGTTTGTACGTCCCGAGCCAATTCCCGTATAGATTGATAAATCCAATTCCTTATACTCGGCAACACAAACCGCATCTGTTTCAGTTATTATGTAGAGTCGGGTTCTTCCTGCCTTTGCATAATTCTCCCGTGTTTCCCACTGGGAACCTCCATCTTCTCCTATTGGATGAACACCTATATCGTCATAAGCCCATTTCCTGTGCTCCACCTCACTCCGAACGATAACTGCATAAAAATATCGACCGCCGTCATACACCTTTGCTGTACATGGCTGGACGATTGAATAGTGGATATTTGTTTCGGAGTCATAGCCTGTCCGATTAGGCATTTCAGGAATGTCCGGTAAACCTGCTTCTGCGTCATTTCTTGCATCATCTACAGCTTTTTCGAGATATTGCATAAGCTCTATATCTGCAATAACTTCACCGTTCCGGATAACCCTCGTTGGCACGGATTCATAACTATCTGCGATTGTGTTGTAGCTGACGAATCCGCTTTCAGCAATGTAGAGATTTCCTTCTGCATCCAATTCCGCATCAAGGATATTTGAATCTGCAAACATCTCAATACGAACGCTGTTATTACACATTCCCCGGTACGCCTTACCGGATGCCATTTCATGTAATTCTCCATTGTGAAAATACCTGCGACAACCATCATCAAACAGAAGCGGAATACCATCAATCGCGGCATGCGCAACAGGAACATACGAACTGCTCCCGTTTTGGTGATGTCCATAAATGCACCGTCCATCTGTCCAAACCATGTCTCCCGGATTAACAATGGCGTTGCCGATACATAGAAGCCTTTTCCCTCCCGCCATTGCATAGCGACCACAGACTGAACCGGCTCTCACTTTGTACATATCAATCTCCTACGATTACAGCGCGTCCGTTTTCAGTGCGTTGTACCCAAACCAAATGACCATCATCAACCGGAACATCTACTGCCAAAGAAAAAGGATAGGCGCGGTTGCCTATCCTTACACGATTTCCATCGACTATTCCTTTTTCCGCTCCTGGAATATTCTTCTTCCTTACGGCCTTTAGAACAGTTTCAGCCAATCCTTCCACACCGTTCATCAAATCCACCTCACAAGTTTTAATTTCTGCCGCAGGCTGCGCGGCGTCAATTCAATATTGTTGGATACCAAATAATACTCGTGTCCATCCAATTTTATGCGTTCCGTGAAATCTACAACGTGCGTAATGCCGGGAATGCATTTTTTCACCGGTACCACAATTTCCACTGAAACTTCTTCCTGCGTTTTTCTGTTTAGCCATTCGATTGCCTTTGTCAGCTTTCGTAAAAACACATCTCCTTTAACGGGAAAGGACGTATCTATCAGAGAATCTCCGCAAAGGAACAGGTTTTCTTCTGAACCAGGCAAATCCCGGCTCAAATGACGGTTCATGGCATCTACCATATACTGACTCGCTTTACCGCCCGGCGGTCCCTGAGAAAGAGAACTGCCTTCGAATTTTCCGTTCTGGTAGACCGATGTCAAATACCATCCTCCGCCAATCGGAGCGTGATAAGTCGAACGTGTAGATATTTCTTCCCCATTGGACTCTGTCTTATCCTTGACGTTAGTAGTGTCTGTAATCTCAGTTTCTTCCATCAGATAGATATCCTTCAATGTTCTGAAGTATTTATATTCGGTCTTTATAACAGTCCCGTCCTTTTGTCTGGAAACCTTTGACTTCAGATATTCCCCGTCATAGCTGTATTCCGTTTCCGTCCCATTATTTTCTTCAAACATAAGAAATCCATCCTTATATTCAAGCGAGACTTTTCCAATTCCTATGACACCGGAAAACGGTATTTGTCCTTCATTTGCATCACTGTTAGCCCTGTTGTTGATCTCGTCATCCTCATCCATTTGATAATTCCATAAAGACCTTATGAGTTTTCTGTTTATCAACGGTCTTGTATGCGGCCAGCCGGAAATATCCAATACCGATTTTTCCATGCCGCGCTGCAGAACATGAAGCGTATCTCCCCGGATGAACACGTTAATCTGTCTTTGGGGAAGTCGTGATGTCCATCCGAATAAAGCCGATATAAAATCATGATATGTCATTTTAGTCTCGGCGTAATCCTGTGCCATCTCATAATCCTCAAACACAGCAGACACTTTTAGTCCAAGTGCATCTGCAATTTGCTGAAGATAAGTTGAACACATCGTTCCTCTGGGATATACCACAAATGTTGTATAGAGCATTTCATCAATACCGTACATTCCCTTGACGGACTGCACCAAATCTTTCTGACTGGTTTCCTCCACAAGAAAGCGGTATGAATAATCCAGCAGTTTCCCTTTCACTTCTTCCTCTATGGATAGAGGCTTAACCGTCATCATTTGAAAAGTATCCGAAAGAGTTCGCTCACTCAGTGTAATTGAAAGTGACTGGATTCCTGCCTGGTTGTAGCTTAAGAGCGGATTGCTTTCCGTTTCCTTCAGAAAATATGGAATACGCCTTGCCGTTTCCGCTGGAAATACAACAGTCCTGCATACTGCACGGCAAAAGGAAACCAAGGCTTCCGCTTTCTCTGACGTCTGTATGACTGCTCCTGCTGAAGCAACCTGCACACCATACAGTTCACGATGTGTTTCTGCCGTCACATGGTTCATGACAAATATTTCACGCACTGCCGGTGCTTCTATAGTTGCCGGAGCAGACAAATCCTGCACAAATCTCGCAGTAGTTGCTTTAGCAATTTCGGTTTTCACCACTTCTCTCTGTGCTGCAGTGGAGTCCTTTGATGTAACTGCTACATTACGCTCAGTATCCGAAGAAGCCGTGCATTCCTGTGGTGAAGGTATAAATGTGATAAATGATGCATCCGGCTTAACCACTGCTGATTCTACCGGCAGATAGGTCATACAAAACGCAGAAGGTTTTATGCGCTCTACACCCTTCGGAAGGAACGACATAAAAGACTTAGGTGCAATGATTATGCTCAATGCTTACACCCCGGCTTTCCACCCGAATTCATATCCGTTCATTTCATCAAGTGTCATTGAAACCTTACCGCCAATCAATGCCTTTGCCGTGTTCTCCATACTCAGTTTTGCCTTACCTATTTCTTCGACCATTCCGTCCCTTCTTGTGCAGGCAATGGCCTCAGTTATCTCTGAACCTGTGCGATAAGCCGGATTCCCAATAATATAAAGACCTGTCACTTTGGATAATCCACCATACATGGAAATCAAGGATGCGGCATCTACTTTTTGAAATAAATGCTGACCCGCTGCTGTAGCCGAATAGCTTCCATCATCGTTTGCGCTCATATCTGAATCCATTTCCGTAACGGGAAGAACTGCAACCTGTTCTTTACACTCTACCGCAGAATCTGAAATGATTATATTCGACATCAATGTCTTCTCGTTCTTGCAATAAAGAATTACAAAATCCGACTCCGTTGCGTAACTGCTGTCTTTAACGAATTTCACTGTACGATTGGCGGTAAACACTTCATGCCCGTTAACCGTAATGGAAATGAGTCCTTCTTCGTAATAACCGGCCTTTGCATGTAACAGAATATCGTTTAGACCGTTAAAATTCAGATTGCTTTCCGCACCTTTCAATGATTTTATCTGACTGTTGCCGCAGGTTATATCCAAATACCATGCCCCATAGCTTTCACGTATCGTCCATCCATTGCTGTTTCCAACAAACATTCTTGCATTGGCACTTTCCGAGACATCACTTCGTATAGCAACTGTCATTTTCGCATAAATCTCCGTTGGAATCTCAGATAACTTAATACCTCCGTCCGAGTCGGATTGCCAAAATGAAACGCCGCTATATGGATTATATTTACTGTTCTCGACAGTAGTACCATTCTGAATGTCAAGAAGATTTACGTTTCCCGGATTAATATATGTGAACGACATAAAAATCCCCCTTTACGCCACAACAACTTTCCCCGTAGCCGTGATACTGACACTGGCATCCTTATGCGGCGCTTCATTGCTTGAACTGGATGCCTTCGCCCAAAATATAACATTTAAAGACTCAACGTCACCCAACTCAAGCTTATCTTCCCACGAAGCCCTTGATAACGCTTCAGATTCATCTTTGTAGCCGTTGTCTGCAGCAACTTTCCACTTCTCTGCGCTTTCACCGGATATTGCAACGGTAACGGCTCCGTCAATTTTGAATCCGCTATCGCAGCGAACAGCACATTTCACAGCCTTTTCCTCGTTTTTCGAAGCATCTAATGTAACGCATATCGGTGAAGTTCCCGCACCTGAGCTTGCCTCTGTTCCATCGCTTTTACCCTCAGTTGGATTATTTATGTATATATGCAGTTGGTTAGCCATTGTCATACCCTCCAAAATTCCAGTTTCAATGTGTAGTAGTCCGGGAAACGATTTACATATCTCCAGCTTTTCACTACGACACGAAGATTCTTATATAAATTTCCTGCCTCATCCTCAACATCAACAGGCATTCGTTCATTCCAGTACTTTCTTATGGTATTCCATCCCGTTTTACTGACGGTTACACTGCATCCGATTTTATCCCCGCTCTCAACATGACCGTAATCCTGCACCGCAACACCGTCAATAATTTCTACAGTCTGTTGACGGTCATCCGGTATGATTTCCCAGTTTTCAACCAGTAATGTCCTTATGCCGCCGATATTAATATGCATTCCCGTCACTCCCAAGTACATTTTCAATGGCAGGTGCGATTTTATCCGCCACTGCATCAGCCAATATTTTCATTCCCTCGTTGTCCTGTGTAACAGCATTCTCTATATTTACATTCACCTGTATGGACCGTGAGTTTACTGACGGCGGTATCGCGTCTCCTGCATCCGGTTTTATTGTCATCCAGTCTCCACCGGCAGCGCGTATGACATTTTTTGCATCTCTTTCTTTTTCAAGTGCAAGATACAATTCCCGGTTGGGTGAAAAATAAGGCATCAGATTTTCCATCATGGATTTCTTCGCCCGCTCAAATGCCGACACATCCTCCGGCCTTATATTCAGATCCTCATCGGTTAATCCATTTTGCTTCATATAGGCACGTTTCAGTGCTTCTGCACCGCCCTTTCGGTAAGAACGGTAAAGCTCCCTCTCCGATTTAAGAATCTGAAGAGCGGTGTCCCTTTGAATGTCAATTTTCTCTTTTTCAGCCGCTTCAGTAGCCTTTACCTCGTCCAAGCCTTTCTGAATCCATGCTTTTTTCTCACGCTCTATTTGATTCAGCCTTGTCTGAAGTGATGTTTCATAAAGATTATCCAGGTAGGCAGCTGTCTCATTGTTGAAGTCCTCTATTATCCTCTGTTTCTTTAGTTCCGCTTCTTCTTGAACCAGTTCTTCATCTGCACCACGGTCACGAAGGGCATCTGCTGCGTTATCAACATCAAGCAGACGTCCCTCAAGGTCACTATTGGACAGCTTATATATACTGTCTATAAGCTCGTCATTGACTTTTTCTGCTTCTGCTGCAGCTTTCTTTACCGCCTCATCGACTTCCTGCGCCGCTTTCTTCCATACGGCAGATGCTTCTTTTCCGGAGGCGATAGACTTCTGCGCCCTCTCCTGAATTGCTCTGACCTGTTCTTTAAGCTTTATACTTGATGAAGACGAGAGCGCCTTTTCTACTTTCGCTTGATTTTCAGCGGTTTCAGTAATCTTGCGTCGTTCTGCCTGCTCCTGTTGTAAAAGTTCAAGCTTCTTCTGCTCCTCAGGGGAAAGTTCATCACCCTTGAGTTTTCGCATTGTATCCGAAGATGTCGGACTCTGCCCTTCTTTTTGCGCGAGTTTCTCACGGTAGTTCTCTTCGAGCTTGTCCCACTTTCCGAAGAACTTCATGTGGGCAGTCAACGCAAGTGTGGTAAACATACGGGATAATTCCGCACCAAGCCCTGCACCGACAGCAGCACCCGGTGCGCCGCCATAGGCTCCGCCTGTCACACCGCCTAATATCATGCCAAGACCGGATGCACGATTAAGTTTCGCACCGCCGGCAGTCAGAACCTTTTCTTTGTAATCAAGGCCTAGGAAATCATTCAGGCCATGCTTCATTTCCCCGAGACCGCCAACAACCTCAACAAGAGTTGTTGTAAGTCCTCCGAGCGCATTACCTGCTGTTATTCCGAATTCCTTTATACCTTCCTTGTTGGCATTGATAAGTTCAACAAGATTTTGGAATCCCTCAATGACACCCGGCATCAGTTCGGTAGCAACAGGCATAAGTGCAGAACCCATTGCAGCCTTGAGTTGTCCTGCCTCCATATTCATGACTTTCCATTGAATGTAGAGTTCGTGTGCTTCTTTCGGATTCAGCAGGCCTGTGACTTTTACGCGGCTTGCGGCCTCCATATTTACTGCATAATCTTCAAGGATGGGAATGAGTGCGGCTCCACGTGCTCCCAGTACATCTGCAGTATATGCTTCCAGTTCTCCTGCCTGAGCCGCTTTACTGTAACCCTTTGCAAGTTGTTCCAACTGCTTATTAAGCGGTAGAAGATTCCCTGTTGCATCCGTTATGGAAAAACCGAATCTATCCATCGCCGCTGTCATACGATTGCCGTCTTCCCCTGCAGACATAACCTGTTTATCAAGCCTTGCAAAGAGAGGTATGATTGCCGTGACTTCTACACCGGACAATTGGAACATTCGATTGAGATTTGCTGCCTCACCAACTGCCAAATGAAGCCTGTTCGCGAGTTTATATGTCGCTTCACCACTCTCCATCGCACCTTTGGTAATATCAAACAGGCCATAACCTGTGGCTGCAACCGCAGTCAATGCAGCAATCTTTCCATTGAGCGTTGTGTATCCTGCCTTGAGTTTATCTACTCCTGCTTTTGCCCCGACAGCGGCCGTTCCGATTTTCGACAGTGCCGATGCTCCCTGCTGTCCGGCCTTCAGTGCTTCAGCTTTCATGGCGCTCATCTTAGCGGTAAGCTGCTGAACTTCACGCTGCTGACGGAGGAGACTGTTCAGCGCATCACCTGTTCTGCCATCTCCAGCTCCATAATTTTTCTTTGCCAAGTTATAGGCGTTCTGAAGTTGACGGAGTTTTTGATTTTGAAGATCAAGTTCCTTGCTAATAGCCCTGAGGGAGATTTTTTCTTTGTTGATTTCGGCATTGGCTCCCTTAAGAGATGCAATATCCAATTCCGCTTTAAGCCGGATGTTCTGAATGTTAGAATTCATCCGTGCGATGCTGTCCCGGATTCTCTGCTCGGCAGAAGAAAGCGTTTCCATAGAAGCATCAATTTGAATCTTTACCCTGGTATTGGAAATTTCCCGTAGCTTTGCCTTAAGGTTTGCCAGAGCTTTTTCCTGCGCAAGTGTCTGTGTCTCCATGCGCTTGAAAATTCCGCTGTCTTCGCCTTTCCGCTCCCCTGCCGCCGAAAGAGCAGCTTTCATTGTTTGGATTTTCTGTGTCTGCAGTTCAATCTCACGTGTTAATGCAGATTCCTGAATACGGAGCCTTTCGACATCCTTACTTGCACCCGAGAGATTTGCAATTCCAATATCTGCCCTCAGTCGGTTTTTCTTCATCTCGGCATTCAAGGCTGACATCCGTTTCGAGACTTGCCTTTGTGCAGTCTCAAAATCCATCTCCATTCGGGATACATCTATGCCAAGTTCTAAATACAACGCTTCAATTTTCTCTCCGCCTGCCATCCGAAATCACCTCCTTAAAGCGGCAGCACATCTTCAATAAATCCCTGCCTTGGTGCATGCTCTATCTTGTCCATTACAACAATCTGCAACATTATAATCTCAATCTCCGTATCATCGATTTCTTTCACGGTCCAATGATATGCCTCCTGCAGCTGTCGATAGAAATTTGCCAGCCATTCCAACGGAGACAGACTCACACTCCGTCTGCCCCCGCCTCCGCGTTTGGGATTTTATCCAGTCTCTCAAACACAAGACTCAGCACCCATTTAGCCGCTGCATTGTATGCCGGAAGGATATCCGATACGTCAATTGAGTCCTCGATTTTATTGGCTTCTATGCCATAAATCAGGGACAATATTTCAACGCGATTCACGAGAATATCTTTTATTGTCATGTTATCTGTATCCGCACTGTCGTGTTCGGCAATAGCGCGCCATACTTTCATGGTAGGGCGCTTGGGGTTATATTCCTTACCGTTAAGTTTAAGTTTTGGTTTATCCATGATTTACTATCCTTTCGTTATTCGCCGTCTCCCGGCAGATTTGTCGATTCCGTGGTGTCCACTGATTTATACCAATTTGCTCCCGTAGCCGAAACGTATCCTTCTGCCTCTTCATCAGCCTGCAGCAGAGCCTTTCCGTCATTTCTATAAATTGCAATAGCCTTAATGCTCGGTGTGTTATACGTGATGTTTTCTTCCTTTGTTGCTGATGTTTCGGACGGTTCACTGAACTGAACCTTAAGAAATTTTACGAAACGTTTTTTGCCGTTCTGCTTCGTAGTCTCGAACATCACAGCGAAATACGGTGCAGTATCCTCACTGTGGACGGTCATAATTCCATCCTCATAGCTGTGTCCGAGAAGAAGCGCCTTATATTCCAAAGGCAGCGTTGCAGTTTCAATACTCAGATTAAACTGAGACGTACCATTTGCCACCGCCACGGATTTATTATCCGCATAAAGTGTTTCGGTACTTCCCTGCGGCTCAATCTGAATCTGTCTGAGCCACGGATAAGCGATTATTTCTCCATACGTCACGGCAGTCCCGTCTGCAGGATCATTGATTAATTTCGCAATATGCAGATTTCTGATGCCGATGAAAGGCGAATTTGTTATTCCACTTTTAATATCTGACATAATTATTTCCCCCTTTATTTTTCACAGACAATGACGAATCGGATAACACGAAAAAACATCCCATCGAAAATATCTCTGGAGTCAAGCCGGCGAAATCCCAAATCTGTCATAATCTGCTCAACGCCTTCCTCCAAAGCCCCGTATTCATCATCCTTCGTAGCGATGCTGACCTGATAAGTGCATCGGAACTGTTTTTCCCGGTTATCCGCACTAAGCGAAGGCACGTTGGATATCTCACGATAAACCACAACAGGATATCTTCCCCTATACTCTGCCAGGTACTTCACCACAGGAATCCTCAGTCCCTTTGAAAGAGCCGTCCGTACTTCTTTCTGTAACTCAATACCTGTCATTTCCAAGTGCCTCCCTGATTTTATTGATGGTGTTCTGCTTCATTTCTTCCCGCTTGGACTCCATTGCCGGATACATGAACGGTTCATCAATTCGTGGTGAAAACTCCACGTATCTTGCATACGGATGTCCCTTGAGATTTACGGCATCTGCTATGACCTTTGCCTTTGTTCCGGACTTTGACATCTCCACATGAATGCTTTCCTTGAGTTGTCCCGTATCCACAGGGCAACGCCTTTTTGCTTCTTCAGCCAAGGTCTCCGCGTTCTCCAAAAGAGCCTTTTTAGCTGCCATGGCCGCACTATTTCCATATCTTGCAAGTATATCCTTGATATTAAGCCGGCGATATTCTGCTCGTTTCATTCAGGGATCAGCTCCTCACACTGCAGCCTGAGAAAAATACTCCGTTCATCAACATTCTGCGGAGGAAGTGTCTGAACGAAGATACGCCCCTGGTGAAAGATTCTGTCTTTTTCTCCGATATCCGGTCTGTATCTGACCGTGATGCGGTACTCTATAGCGGACACCTTCTCAGCCTCACCGTTGTTAATCTTTGCTCCGTACGATTCGATATTTGCCCATACATTGAAATCTTCCATCCCCGGATATGCCCAAGTTTCCACGCCCCGGTCATTCGTTTCTTTCACGGCTTTTTGAACCGTCACTCTGTGCCGTAAACTCCCCATATTGATATGGCGCATCAGAATCCCTCCTCTCTTACATTGGAGAGCAGCGCTCTAAGCGTCAGTACGAGTTCACGATGGTTGGCTTCTTCCCTGTGTTCATACAGATATGCCGCTGCGTAAAAGACTGCAGTCTTTGCTTCTGAGCCGAGATCTTCATAAGCTTCCGTACTTTCCTTCCGTGTAATATCTGTACAAAGCTTTGTTGCAGTTTCCAACAGTGTTTGCAAAAGCACATTCTCATCATTCGTATCTATTCTCAGATATTCCTTAAGTTCCTCAAGCGTTACAAGCATATACATCAATCCCCATAAAAAATTGGAGACGCCCTAAGACGTCTCCCCTTCACATATTTTTTCATCAGCCATTACCGCCAGCCGATGCCGTACCCTTGATTTTAAGAGTCTGTACGGCTTCCGGCAGTACCAGTTTGCCGTCAACTCTCTCTTTCATTACAAAACCAACCATGCCGTTTCCTGCAAAGAGTTCACGAAGTTCCTGTACACTGCGGACGCCGCGGTCACCGATGTTGTAATAGCTGTAGTCACCGAATGCGATAACCTTCTGTCCTGCCGCGATTGTAGGAACATAAGGCGAAGTATGGATATCGTAGCCAAGCAGACGGTCCGGTTCTCCTGCCTGATAGCTAGGCTGCCAAATGTAGGCATTGTTATTGTCTTTCAGTTTTCTGAGTGCCGAAAGTGTCTGGTCATTGATGATGAAGGATGCCTTGCGGCGATATGGACGTTTCAGCGAATAGATAAGCGAAATAACATCATCGGAAGTGATGGAATTTCCCGATGTTGTCACACCTGTCTCTGCAGAACCAAAAAGACCCGTCGGCTTATGCTTTCCGTCACCGTTAATGAAAGCATCCTCTTCGGCATTGGCGATAGCTTTTCCGAACTGTGCAATTATGTAGCTTTCAAGATTGAACGCATTGTCGTAGAGCAGTTCTTCAGTTACCTTGATTGCAACATGAAGTTTGTAGGCATCAAGGATAATCTGGTCGAAGGTTGCATCGCCAAAGGACAGTGCCCCGCCCTCCTCAATCCACGATGCAGCAGGTTTCGTTCCTGCGATATTAATCTTACGCTCTCCGGTGGTAGTAATTTTCGTACCGAGATTTCGGAGAATATTCTCCTCCTCGAGTACATCAATAAGGCGGTTGTCCATTTCATCCGGAACGAGATAACCGCCGTCAGCATCCACACCTTCCTGCAGAACATTGGATACGTTACGGAAGTTGGAACGGATAGCCGCCATAATACCTTTGTGGTAAGCTTCACTGGCTCGTCCTTTCCCCTCCTCAGCGATATTGCTTTTGGGTGTATTCAGAATAGGCTGCGTGACAGGCCTGGAAAGTTCCGCATCAATATTTGCCTGACGCTCCATGCGCTCGATATCTTTTCCGAGTGCAACAACATCCGCTTCCATCTTGTCATAGGCAGCAGCATCCTCTGCAGACAGTTTTCCTTCTTTGTCAGTATGACTGTCGAGAAATGCTTTAGCTCCTTCCCAAAGCTGTGCGCGTTTAGCGCGAAGTTCCATTACAGTTGCCATATAGCAACACTCCTTTCAAATTCCAGTTAGTGAATAATTACATCAAGACGTTTCTTCAGGAGATCCGCTGACACGCGATTGTCCTGCATCTTGAAAGATTTTTTTGCTTTAAGCTTGTTCATAAATGAATTGGTAACTGCCTGCCTTGAAAACAGCATCGCATCCACATTGACTGATTCTTTCTCATCATCCTCATTGATGAAAAGAATACTGTCTACGAAACCGAGTTCCATCGCTTTTTTGGCGTTCATCCAACTTTCCGCATCCATGAGATTGGAAATCTGCTCTCTTGGGAGTCCTGTTTTCAACTCGTAAGCGTTAATAATACTTTCCTTTACTTCCTCCAACATAGCTATAGCCGCCTGCATTTCACTTGTATCACCGATGGCAATGGTTGCCGGATTATGAATCATAAGCATCCCCACAGGAGACATTTCAACTTTGGTTCCTGCCATGGCTATAACACTTGCCGCAGATGCAGCAAGCCCGTCAATGCGGACGGTCACATTTCCCCTATAAGCCATAAGCATGTTATATATCTGCGCTGCTGCGAATACGTCACCGCCCGGACTGTTTATCCAAACAGTGATATCTCCTTCGCATTGCATGAGTTCGTTTTGAAATATGGCCGGAGTGACCTCATCTCCGAACCACGACTCAGCTGCAATCTGTCCGTTCAAAATAAGGGTACGTTCACCGCTGTCCGCGTCCCTTACCCAATTCCAAAATTTATGTTTCATCCATGTTACCTCCGTTTTTCATTCCTCCGAATAATCCGGCATCCTTAAGCTTTGTCATATTTCCGTTGATTAAATACAGATTGCCGCCTTCCTCATCAGGTATAGGATTCATGTTCTCCATCTCACGAATATCATTGGCTGAGAACCATCCGTTCTGCCGTCCGGTAGCATAGCCCTGCATCCTGCTCTGATAATCTCCTCTCAAAAGGCCGTCAACGTTGAATTTGATAAAATACCGTTTCTGCTCACCCAATGCTAAAAGTGCTTTTTGAAGTGACTGCTCCCAACGCACAACCCACGGATTAAGCGTATATTTAACAAATTCCAAAGACTGCTGCTCGATGTTATTGAACGAGCTCTTCTCAAGGTCTCCAATCATGTGCGGCGGTACCCGGTAAAGCCTTGCAATCTCATCAATTTGAAATTTCCTTGTTTCAAGAAATTGTGCTTCATCTGGTGGAATTGAAATCTGCTGATATTTCAAGCCTTCTTCCAAAACTACAACCTTGCCTGTGTTAGCTGTGCCTCCATAAACGGAATGCCAACTTTCACGCAGTTTAGATGGATCTTTAAGTACACCCGGATGTTCAAGTACGCCTCCCGGTCTAGCTCCATTGGCGAAGAAAGCCGCGCCGTATTCTTCACATGCAAGTGTCATTCCTACGGCATTCCGTGCCATTGCAATCGGAGAATATCCAACAAGCCCATCAAAGCCTAGCCCTGGAATATGCAGGACATCCTCACGGCGCAGCTTAATGGACTGTCCACCTTTGATATTTGGATTGCCGTCAGACAGCGGCGTGTATGTATAGATAAGCTGTCCATGCTCGTCCCGGTCAACGCTCATACGGTTAGGCAGCAGTGGATACAAGCCAGCCACCCGTCCCATGCCGTCCCGAATGATTTGAGCGAAAAAATTCCCCCACAAAAGAAGGTGAATCATACCCGTCTCTCGAAATATAAAAGAAGTCATTTCGGAATTTGGTGAATCGTGGAGAAGAAAATAGAGCGGATGCTCAGGCACACGCTCTTTTCCATTCCCTCGATATTCATATACATGAAGCGGTAATCCGGCAATGGACTCCGCCAAGATGCGGACGCAGGCATAAACCGCCGTAGTCTGCATGGCTGTGAACTCGTTGACCTTTGCTCCTGCAGCAGACTTGCCAAATACAAACGGCCAGCCGTTGAAGCGATAAAAGTTCTTCGGCTTATCCCGAGATTTAAAAATTTTCGATAGCAAATTCATATCAAAACTCCTTTTTAAATTCAAATTTTTATATATAATTGATTTATTAAAAACATATTGAAAGTAGGTATAATATGGGGACTATCTCAGACGTATTCCATGTAGATATTGATTTAACACGTAGCCAGATAAAAATTGTTGATGCAATAAAAAAAATACCAGCAGAAGAACTCTCTGGCGCTGAACGAATATCTCAACTTGAAAAAGAAGCCTTAAAAGACAATATTTTTGCTTTGTATGAATTATACAATTGTTATCAAAATGGAAAATACATAACACCAGATAATGAAACAGCAATTTCGTTTCTTCTCAAAATCACGGAAATCCCTATGGTTGGTAGCATTAACTCTACTGTATGGGATGAAGGTGGCATACTACCCGGCGCTTTTAACGATAGACCAGGTGTTCGACTTGATTTACTTTATGTTGAAGAATGGTTTTTGAGTTCAACAATTGGTGATACCTACGCAAAATTGGGCTACTACTATAAAAATAATGATGAAAAAGCTAGCTTTGCTGAATATTGTTTTTGGATTGCAATACTGCATGGCTTTAATTGTCTTGATGACCGAAAAGAAGTACAAGACAGAATAAACAGAAAAACCACTAACAAGAATAACACAACTTTAAAAATGTTAGATGCTTCTTCCAATGAATGTCCCTTCATTCAGGAAGAATTAATCACCGATTTTACCGCTGAAAACTGGAATAAATTGAAACCAGAATCACATCTCTCATTAGTAACTGGTGTATTCTGTTATAAGAAATTTGACTCCTTATCTACTAAAGACAAAAAATTCATTGACTTCTCTGCCGCTGTTATCCCTTTCATGAAAGTACTTGAAGCAGAATTATCTTCACGCTTTTGGATAAAATATAACAAGTATATCAGACGAACTTATCCCAACCCAAACGATTTTGCCAAAAAGAACAATATTACCGAAGTATCTGACTATGATAATCACAATATGATTATCTATAAAAATCGAGTCGGTACTGTCAAATATGTCTCAAGAACACCTTTATTTACTCTAGGTAATTTTGAATATACATATGGAATGCCAGGAAACGATCCTAAAACACTTCCAGATAATACTGCTGTAGAATTTTGTATTAGGGAGCTTTTTAAGCCAGTTCATGCTAAAGAGAAAGACGCAACTGATTGGTTGCTAAAACTGCGAAACGATATACTGGCACTCAAAAAGATTCGAAATGATGCCGCGCATGGTGGAAAAACAATTTCACAGGAAGACGCAGAAATATGCATAAACGAAATATTACTCATAAAGAAAATCTTAAAAAATATTCTTGATCACTGCCGTTATTAAAGCAAATCCCAACAATTCAATGCTAATCACACTCGATCAAGCATGCATTATTTACGTTGTAACATCAAGGGAGGAATTACCATGCATAAAAAATGACTAGTTTTTTGAAACAATTAACGATTACGAAACCTCACTTGTCATAATGTGGATGCAGAAGTATAAAGAGGACTTCGAAGGAACAAGCGATGATAATAATATATCTAATCTATCAGCTTTGCTGGCACTACAAAATACAAGCTAAATATGCTCCGACTGTAGAAGCAAGAAAGTTAGAACAACGAAAATCTAATGTTTATGAAAAATGGAGAGCACTCGGCTTGAGTGTGTGAAAAAATCTCTGTAAATTAACTTCAAGGTCGAAGTTCTAAGGTCTTCTATGATAAAATCAAATCATAGGAGGCCTTTTATTATGGCAAAGCAGCAAAAAGAAATTCACAAGGTTAAGATGACAGACGGCAAACGTGCAATCATCCAACAGCTGTTTCAGGAGTACGACATTGAGAGCGCATCTGACATCCAGGATGCTCTGAAAGACCTGTTGGGAGGAACCATCAAAGAAATGATGGAAACTGAGATGGACAGCCATTTAGGTTATGAAAAATCTCAACGCTCCGACAATAAAAATTCCCGTAATGGTTATAAAACCAAAAACTTAAACAGCAGCTACGGCAGTTTTCAAATTGAAGTTCCACAAGACCGCGAATCTTCTTTCGAGCCACAGGTTGTCAAAAAGAGACAGAAGGACATCTCTGACATTGATCAGAAAATCATCGCCATGTACGCCAAAGGAATGACCACACGGCAGATATCTGAAACCATAAACGACATATACGGATTTGAAGCTTCCGAAGGTTTTATATCCGATGTAACGGATAAAATTCTTCCTAAAATCGAAGAATGGCAAAACCGTCCGCTTGCAAGTGTCTATCCTATTGTATTCATTGATGCAATCCATTTTTCCGTACGTCAGGACAGCATTGTAAGCAAGCTGGCTGCCTATGTGGTCGTAGGTACAAATGACTCCGGACGCAAGGAAGTTCTGACGCTTGAGATTGGAGAAAATGAAAGCAGCAAATATTGGCTTGGTATTCTTAACAGCCTGAAAAATCGTGGTGTACAGGATATCCTCATTCTCTGCTCAGACGGACTTACAGGTCTTAAGGAAGCCATTGCTACAGCTTTCCCTGAAACAGAGCATCAGCGCTGTATCGTGCATATGGTGCGCAACACACTGAAATATGTGGCTAACAAGGACATGAAAGCTTTTGCTCAGGATCTTCGCGCCATATATACCGCTCCTGATGAAAAAACAGCTTTTCAAAGACTGGAAGATGCAGAAAAGAAATGGAATCTCCATTATCCTGCTGCAATGCGCAGATGGCGCGAAAACTGGGATGTCATAACTCCGATTTTTAAATTTTCTACTATTGTTCGTACGGCATTTTACACCACCAATACGATTGAAAGTCTTAACGCGTCCTACCGTAGATTAAATCGACAGAGGAGCGTCTTTCCTAATCCTCAAGCGTTGTTAAAAGCACTTTATTTAGCGACATTTGAAGCCACCAAAAAATGGACAATGCCGATAAGAAACTGGGGTAAAATCCGGGGAGAATTGACAATTATGTTCCCGGACAGATTGCCATATTAATATAGTTTAATGTCATAGAAGGCCGTATTTACAGACTTTTCTTCACAGTCTCTTGTTTATCAAGCAAAGCGACCAGGCGTTACACAAAAAAAAATCTGTGATGCAGTTTTCAACGCTTACGGTTGCGAAGATACTTCAAACCGAGACAAGTCGTTACCTTCACATCTCAAGAGTGGGCATGATAATGTCCCTCCTGATGTCATTGATGCAGCACGTCAAATGGCATATATAGATGCCGTTAAGGCATTTAACTCTTGTGTTGTTAGCCTTATTGCGGAGTCAAGTGCTAAACAATTTATTTATGCTGTCAAAGCGGTTCTTCGTGAAGATGATATATCAGACGATACGTTGATTGGAATGGTTCCAGGATTTGAGAAAGGGAATATACTCGCAAAAAATAAATTTGTTATGGCATCGCTTCTTGAGGCTCTTTTCAGATATTCAATAGTAGAAATATCTAACTCTGACTGTGCTAATTATTTAAGAAATTTTGAAAAAAACTATCTATACTTGGTTGATTCAAACGAGCAGATATTTATTGATCCTCTTCCGTTAGAGGACGAGGTTGAGGATGAAGAAGTTACTCCGCTACGTAGAACACTTTGCGACAGCACTTTCAGTAGGACGTTTAAAAAGGTTTCTTCAGTTGTTGTAGCAGGAATTACTCACCCGTCTACAGCGAATATTTATTGTGCTGATCCAAATAATGGAAAACTACGATTCAATAAAATTAAAGAGTATTTGGCGGATAATATAGGAACATATATTTTTTCAAGATCAAAAGTTGACAGTTTTAAGAATAGACCGGTAGGTGCAATAGGGACACAGGCGCTTATTGAATTTAAGAAGGCATATGGAGCAAATGCTGACACAGTGCTTGGGGAATTGATGTTGTATGTTTTTCTCGAACAGGAGTTGAATGCACCGAAAATAATGTCGAAAATCGAATTTTCACAGCATACTGGACTTGCGAGCAAGAGTGACGGTGTCCATCTTTTAGCTACTACAGAACAACATGGAAGACCTTTCAACCAGTTGGTTTTTGGAGCATCAAATATTGATGGAGATTTGAACATCGCGGTTGATTGTGCGTTTGATAGAATTATTTCAATTGAGAAGAATGCTGACAGTGAATTAAAAATAGTTGAAAATACAGTATATGGGTTAATGTTCGATAACAAAACTGTTGAGTATTTGAGGGATGTAATGATTCCTAGAAAACAATTTCAGTACAAGCCGGATATGGCATTCGGACTATTCCTAGGATATTCATTGAAAATTAATACTAATTTTGTTGATTCTGCGTTATATAGAATAGCTGCAGAGGAACAGTTGCAACGTGACCTTAACTCTGTTAAAGACTATATTGCAAATACGATAAAGAAGCATCAACTAGAAGGGTATACTTTCTATTGTTATGTCCTTCCGTTTAATGATGCACCAAAGGAAAAAACAAGCCTTATAGATGAAATGTTGGAGGGTCGTTGATGAAATATGTGCCAAAGAATGCTTCTCTGGCTGAAGTGATTTATCGGGATATTGATAAGAACGACTATCTCAATGAAATATACGAAGCACTGTTGTATAACTACTCGATAGATCTTTTCGGGCTTGACCGTGCTCAGAAACAAGTTCAGATTAAGGATGCGCTGCGCTTTGCAGATTTACTCTCAAAATCCACATACCAACCAACTGCAGAGCGTGATCATCAGTGGGGACAGGAAATCGCAACGTTACTACATCTTGTCTATCCACAAGATGAGACTGTAAAATACTATCTCGGTTCTGTTTTATCTGCCGTTGGGAATTATCGAGGTCTTAAGACACCCACGATTGATGGGTACAAGAGTGCGGATATTATGGACGGGATTTTTTATGAATTTGACAAAGAGATCCATACGATTCCTGGACGAAATGACGAGTTTTTCTTTCATAATCAGAAAATGGTATATGACAGGTTGGGAAATTCGTATTTCAGCTACTCTGGACCCACTTCGATGGGAAAGTCGTTTGTTGTACAGACATATATTAGGCGAAAGATAGAAAAAGGTTCAACGGACAATTTTGCTATTATTGTTCCGACAAAAGCACTGATAAACGAAGTTAGGTGCAATATGTTTAAAGGGCTTCAAAACGAATTGGCTACGCGGGACTACAGAATTGTCAGTGCAATAGGAGAAATATATCTCCAGAAGAATCATCACTTCATTTTTATAATGACACCGGAGCGGATGCATCACCTTCTTATTGAGCGTCTTGATCTGAATATTGATTTTGTGTTTATAGATGAAGCCCATAAGATTTCAGAGCGTGGCGGGAGAGGGAGTTATTATTACAAAGTTATCCCGCAATTGAGACAACTGAAAAATCCTCCCACGGTTGTATTCGCTTCGCCGAACATTCCAAATCCGGAGATTTATCTCCGTACCATTCCCGGGGTGCATCCCCAAAAGATACACCGTCTAGCATCGCGTTTTGCCCCTGTCAGCCAGTTCAAATTCTTTATGGATTTGCCCAATAATAAGATGTTTATCCATAATGAAATTAGCAAGAGCTTAGAGTATGTTTACCGTGTCCCTGCGGATATGACATTATCAAAAATCATCCACAGGGTAGGAAGGGGAAAGCAGAATGTAGTTTATTGCAGTTCACGCAAAAAAGTAGTTGACTATGCCATGGCGTATGCGAAGGGATTGCCTCGGCTTAATAATATTAGCCTAAAAAAACTGGCAACAGATATAAAAAACGATGTTCATAAGGATTGCTATCTTGCTGAACTTATCGAAAAGGGTGTTGCATATCATGTGGGGTATCTTCCTGCAAATATTCGCTTGCGAATAGAGGAGAGTTTTGAGGATGGTAATTTACGTACCATCTTCTGCACAAGCACACTCGTCGAAGGAGTCAATTTGCCTGCCGATAATCTGTTTATTACAAGTTACCGTAATGGAACGGCCAATATGGATGAAGTCGAGTTCAGAAATCTGGTAGGACGTGTCGGACGAATAAAATATAATCTTTTCGGTAATGTTTTTCTTCTTCGACTGGATACAAGTATTAAGGAAAAACAGTATGAGAAGCTTCTCAATAATGATGTACCTAATCAGAAGCTCTCTTTTGAGCTTGATGAAAACAAAAATCATTTTCCTGCACTTATAAAAGATTTGGTGGGTGGCGATATAGAAATGACCATCTGCCACGAGGAGACAAAGGGAAAGGATTTTGAGGCTCTTCGTAAAATGGCGCTGATTATTACGAACGACTATGCCAAGGGTATTGATTCACCGTTGACGGAGGTATTTGAAAAATATGTTAATCCTAGTCAGAAAGCTGCAATTGTAAAAAACTTTCCTCTCGAAAAGACGAGTAATGACATAACGCTTTCATATGATCAAGCATTTAACCTTTCAGATGTAATAAGGAAGGGTGCTAAATACCCAAAGCTTAAAGGTGATAATGAAGAAGTGGACTTCGATGAACTTGTACGTTTTCTTGAAACGCTTAGCAAGGTATTCAAATGGGAAAAGTACGAATCAGAGACTATAGGAAAATCATTAAATGTATTGAAATGGTATGCGGTTATTCTGTTAAAGTGGATTCGGGGAAACGGTCTAAGTTCGATTATTAATGCCGCGATAGAATATAAACATAAGCACCCCGATACTGGCGTATGGGTTGGAAGTAATCGGATTAGTGGTTGGTATGATGAGTCAAGAGACCACAAGAATTATATTATTGCTGAAACACTCGGTGTTATTGAAAATGTACTTTTGTTCAGCATATCTAATTACTTTCGAAAGTTCTCCTTGGAATATAAGGAGTTTCATGGCGTGGAACATTTTGATAATGACTGGTATGAATTCGTTGAATATGGTACGACGAATGAGCTCACAATCTTTCTACAACGCGTTGGATTCACACGTGATTCAGCCGCATTTCTTGAACAATCATGCAATCGAAAAAAATACATAACCACTGTAAACGGCGATATACGCTTAAAGAAGGCGGTTATGTTCTGCGGAAATTCAAGTGTTGAGTTAGATGCTAACGAAATAAAATACAATATGCCGGAGTTGTTTATAAACTGATTCCATACGAAAAAGTCTTCTGCTTTTATGGCAGGAGATTTTTTTTTTGCCATATTTTTATTGTTCCATATCCTTCCCATATTTTCACCATATCAATTCCATATTTGACATATTTTAGGTGCACGGTCTGCACCATACAATATACATAGAACGTCAAGCTGACGGCATGAACTCCATGCTGTCACCTAGACGTTTGAAGCCAAAAATAATCTCTCAGTCCGAGATGGCCATTAGGTCGGAGGGATGCATAAGAGTTTTGACTCAGCGAAAGCTGTGGACAGGACGAAGATGCTCCCACCGTTAGTTTCGTGCGCCATTTCGACTACCGGAGCCTGTGGTCATCTTCGACTTCAGGCTCTTTTTGTGTCCCTCCGTCTAGCCCGGACGGAAAGGACACTGCAATGAAGAAAAATGAAACAAAGAAACACCGCAAGAGTAAGTTTAATCCTAATCGTACCTGCTATTTGACGACAGATGGGAAGTACTACTGCTATGAGTACTGGGATTCTGATGCTAACCGAACGGTTAGGCAGATGGTCGAGGTTGGGAAGGATTTGTCATTGGAACTGACCATTATTCTCGATGAATCAGATCATGACATGGACCTTAATGACCGGTATGCACAAGAGCATCGTGACGCTCGCTTTGATACCAGTGTAAGTGGTTACAATGCTGAGGCAGATGATGAGGTTTCGCCGTGGGACAAGATTGCAGACAACAGTACTGCGCCGGAGCCGATGCTATTCTCTGAGCCTGTGTCAGAAAATCCGCTAGCAGTAGAAGTGCGCCGGATTGTCGATGAAAAATGTACTGAGGAACAGAAAGCTTTCTATTATGGGCACTTTGGACAGCAGATGCAGCTAGAGGAGATGCGGCAGTCTGAAGCTGAACGGACAGGTAAGCTCGTATCCTCGGCAGCAATGACTAACCGTAAAAATAAGCTCATTGAAAAAATGGCTAAGGCGCTCGGCGTGGAACGTGTGAAACGTCGGAAGTCTTCCAATAAGGATTGAGCCGTGATTAGCGGCAGATACAAAGGCGGTCGTAGTCCTCCAAGGCCGCCTTCTTCTATGAGGGTTGAATTTTTCGGTAGCTTATGAGGCCGGAAAGAATCCGAACATCACAGCAATAGAGATTCGAAATTAGGAGGACAAGTCATGAATCAAAAACATTACATGAGAATCAACGTCGCAGACAGAAACGGAGAAAAGCAGGAACTGTTGACCAGCAGACATCTGAGCGTTCCGAAGAAGTTGCTTACCTTTATCTTTGGAGAATTCCTGGATGTGCTTGTAATCGCACCGTCAAAAAACGTGCAGGGCATTGAGATTAAGGAAATGCGGGGTGACGGCAATGAATGAGAACATTGAAGCGCTCATGCCGATAAAGGTCGCACCGTATGAACATCAGAAGAATGCCTTTGCGTATGCCTGCGATAAGTTCGGAGTATTTGATGGAATCGTAAAAAGCCGTGGCGTAGCTCTTCTTATGGAGATGGGAACTGGTAAGACAATATCAAGCATCGCCATTACGGGTTATATGCATCAGCACAAACGTGTCAGTCGTGTACTGGTCGTTGCGCCGCTTTCAATTCTTGGAGTATGGAAGGAAGAATTCGAGAAGTTCGCGGATTTTCCGTATTCGCTGACTGTCATCGCCGGCAGCGCGGATAAGAAAAAGGAACTGCTTACCAATTTGCCGGAGGCTGGATTGAAGGTAGTGGCTGTAAATTACGAGAGCGCATGGCGGCTCGAAAAAGAACTACTTGCATATAACGCAGATCTGGTTATTGCAGACGAGGCGCACAAGCTGAAGGAGAACCGTTCCAAGCAGAGTCAAGGGATGCACCGCATCGGTGATAAGGCTAGGTATAAATTGTTGCTTACGGGAACGGTTGTAACGAACTGCGAGATAGACGTGTTCTCACAGTATAGATTTCTAAATCCGAACATATTCGGTACATCGTTTTATACATTTAGGAATCGTTTCTTCGATATGGGCGGGTACGGCAAGCATACGCCTATTTTCCGCAAATGGATGCAGGATGAATTCCTGCGGAAGCTCCACTCGGTGGCGTTCCGAGTGACAAAAGCGGAGTGCCTTGACCTTCCGGCAATAACTGAAGAAGTTCGTACCGTGGAATTGGAGGAAAAGGCAAAGAAACTGTACGACAAGATTCAGGAAGAAAGCTACGCTGAACTGGATGAATCTGAGGTCACCACGGCAAATATCCTCACAAGGATCCTTAGACTGTCACAGCTTACAGGCGGTCATATTACCGATGACGATGGAACAGTCAATACAGTCAGTCAGGCAAAGCTTGATGCACTTTCCGACATCATTGATACTGCTATGGCGGAAAATAAGAAGCTCGTTATCATGGCGCGTTTCGTGCCGGAAATGGATGATATACAAAATCTTCTTGAGAAAAAGAAAATCGGCTATGCAGTTGTCCGCGGCGGCGTGAAGGACCGCCACAGTGAGATTCATCGTTTTCAGCATGAAGAATCATGCCGCGTATTTGTCGGGCAGATTGCCGCAGCAGGCCTTGGAATCACACTCACTGCAGCAAGCACAATGGTCTTTTATTCATTGGACTACAGCATGAGCAATTTTGAGCAGGCGAAGGCACGTGTCCACAGAGCGGGGCAGAAAGAAAACTGTCATTACATATACCTTGTCTGCAAAGGGACGGTCGATCGCAAAGTTTTATATGCTCTTCGGAAAAAGCAGGGCCTGGCTAAGATGCTCGTTGATGACTACAGAAAAGGCCTGAACCCATTTAAGAATCGGCTTCCTTCCGAAGGGGTTAATTAATTCGGTTGTATGTGAAAGGAGGAAGTCATCGATGGAGAACACTAAAATATTCGAAATGGCTGACAGGATCAAGGCTCTGCAGGAACAGAAAAAAGAGTTGGAATCAAAGACCAAGGCATTAAATGCAGAGATTATGGACTTGGATGCCGAGCTGAGCGATGCAATGGCCGAGAACGAGCTCGACCGTTTCTCACGCGGCGGCAGCACGTTCTACCTAAAGAGCCGCTTGTATGCATCTCCGGTTGCCGGACGCAAAGACGAAATGTTACAAGCGCTGAAGGCAAATGGGTATGGCGAAATTGTCACGGAAACAGTCAATGCTAATACTCTTGCTTCGTTCATTAAAGAGCTGCGTGAGCAGACGGGCGAATGTTTACCGGATTGGCTCAGAGATACCGTCAGCACCTATGAAAAAGTTTCAGTCGGTATCCGCAAAGCGTAAGAAACAAAATTTATGGAGGTAAAGACTCATGGCAAAGAAAGAAACAATGGAAATCGCGGAAATCAAAGGTTTTGAGGCATTGGCTCATCTCAACAGCTTTAACGAAGCACTGGTGGAAGAATGTCAGGGTATGGATTTTACATTCGACCGTATTAAGTTGCCGACCGGTGGCGGTACGGCTTTCGAAGTACCGACAATCGAGGACGGAGAGTCTGAGATGGTCAAGGAACTTGTCGGCGTAATCGTCTACAATCATCCGGCATATGCATACTACGCAAACAAGTACTCCGGTGGCAGCAATCCGCCTGACTGCGGGTCCTTTGACGGTGTTGATGGTGTAGGAAACCCGGGAGGTAAATGCGCTGTTTGCCCGTATAACAGATTTGGTAGCGGAGAAGGGCAGAGTAAGCTCTGCAAGAATAAGCGTATGCTCTACTTTCTGAGAGAAGGAGAATTCTTCCCGGTGATGCTCTCACTGCCTACAGGTTCTTTGAGGAGTTTCATGAACTATGTTAAGTCGAATCTGTCCAAAGGCAGAAGGCTCAATCAGGTCGTGACAAAGATTACGCTGAAACGTGCAACGAACTTGTCCGGTATTGCATTTTCTCAGGCGGTATTTACATTCGACCGCGTGTTAACTGATGAGGAACGTGCAGCCGTGGGGCATGTTACTGAAGCTGCTCAAATGTATGCGGAAAAGCTGAATCCTGCAGCTATGGCAGAATTCCACGATGACTTGCCTGCCGATTCAGACACTGAACGCCCGGTTCCGCTT